CAAATTTGGGCAACTGCCGAGATTATAGGAATGTCCTATCGGAAATTGCAAGCAGGATAGCTTTCCTACGTGAACTGCCTACCACTGGCGCGGATCGAGACCGTGGCCACGCTCGCGATGGTCGAGATAGCGTCGCCGGCCTCCAGTACGTGACCGACCAGCTCGGGGAATGGCCACGAGGCGCCCGGCGCGATCGTCTTCGTGAAGGCATTCGCTGCGCCCGCCGCGCCACCGCTCGGCACCAGGTGTACGGTAAGCGTGGCGTTCGCGCCGCCGGTATTCGTGGCGGTGAACTTGTCGATCGCGGTTTTGACGGCATCGGCCGGCGTGGTCGGGTACTGCACGGTTTCGGTGACTTCGGCCAGCTTCGGCTGGATCAGCACTTTCGGAGTGGTGGTCATGGGGCAGATTCCTTAAACGTTGTTGTCATGCGTTGTAGAACGGCAGCTTGTAGTTCGTGCCGCCGTTGTTGAAGATCAGGTAGCCGGCGGGGGTGGCTGGGAGCGCTGCTGCTGCACCCGCGGCGCCCACCGTGGTGGCGGTAACGGACCCGAACGAGACCTTGGTCGCGCCTGGATTGGGGGCAGGGCCGCTGACCGTCAACGAGTTGAGCGCCAGGTTGCCGTTGCCGCTCAACAGCGCTACGTTGGTGCCGTCGTAGAGGTTGAACGATGCCACGTAGCTAGCGCCGTTTGCGCCGCCTGCCACGCGCAGGCCAAAACCGCCCGGGTCCAGGTTCACCAGGTTGGCGATCACGTCGCCGGCAAGCGCCTTGTTCAGGGTCAGCTTGCCTGTGCTGGACAGCGTGATCCCGCTGCTGGTGGCCAGGGACAGCAAGCCAGATAGCGCGCCGTTATTCGCCAGCGTTACGCCGCTCGCCATGGCCAGTGAGGTCAGGCCGGCGATAGTGCCGCCGGCGATATCGACAGCATCGTGGTTCTGCGTGCTTATGGTCCCCATATGCGGGCGCGGCGCCAGGTCGTCAGCTTCTGCGGTCGGAATCGTGACGGGCGCGTCGTGGTCGGATTCGGTCAAGGGCGGCGCGGCCGGCGCGCTGGCCAGTTGCTCGAGTGCGACGTGCAATTCTGCGAGCATCGCCAGCGCCTGGGCGGCGGTGGCCAACGCCTGCGCCGCGAGAGCGTTTGCCGCTTCGACGGTGTCGGGCAGGGATTGTCCGACTTCCTTGAACATGCCCTCGAAGGCGGCGATAGCTTGCGGGTTCGGCAGGAATTTGGCGAGCGTGGCGCGATCGATCTTAAGCATTGAGCGGCTCCACCTGGGCTTCGAGACGCACGACCGACAGGTGGGCGTCGCTGGTGCCCCTGAACTTCTGGATGCGCCACTGCTGCATGCTGCCCTGTCTCAGCCAGGTGATGCGCTTCGTGCGCTGGCCCTGCCGGCCGGCGCTGCAGGCGCGCTCCTGGCTCCACGTCTCGCCGTCGATCGTATACGACGTCCAGACAACCGGGTCGGCGCCGAGCGGCACACGACCGGACAGCGTGACCAGCTCGAGCTGGTGGAAGATGGCGCCGTGGCCCTCGTTGTACAGGATGTTGGTTCCGAATTCCCAGCCGATGGTCTGGCCATAGTGGGTCGAGACAGTATCGACCAGCTGCCCGAGCGCGCCGCTGGTTGGATCGCCGCACAGCCAGCGGTCGTAGCACCAGACGAAGTTGCGCGCGCGGTAGGTCTGCGCCGCAGCCAGTCCGGAGTCGAGCGTGTACCAGACCGGCTCTTCTACAGCGGCCGATGCCGGGCCGTCGTAGACCAGGGTGCGGTCGTGCAGGTGCAGGTAGAGCAGCTGATGGTTCTTCGTGGTGCGCACCTCGATCACGCTGGCGGCCAGCTGCGCCTCGGTGTAGCTGAGCAGCAGGGTGTCGATCTCGCCGGTGGAGAGCTTTTGGGTTGCTCCGTTCAGGCCGATCCAGACCATCGGCGGCTCACCGCGCCCGCTGCCCAGTGCGGCGATCTGCCCCATATACTGGGTTGCGCAATGGGTGCCGAGCGTGCCGCGATCCAACTGCGCGCCTTCGTTGCGCTGGAACGGGAACATGGTGCCACCGACGTTGTTGAACAGCTCGCAGGTGAAGCGGTTGATCGCCAGCACCTCGCCAGCGCGCAGCCGGAGCAGGCACTTGATATCGTCCGGGTCGGCCTCGCTGCTGCCGTAGCGGAGCGGATTGACCGACGTCGGGTCGGTCAGGTCGGTGACCACCAGCGAGGTGCCGTCGGTCGTCATGAAATAGCCGTCCACCCACTCCACGTCGAGCGCCGCGCCGAGGTCCGCATCGGTCACCTGCGCGACGGTCGATCCGTCCCAGTAGTAAAGGTTGCCGCCGGCCGCGATCGCGAGCTGGTCGAACGAGTAGGCGAACGATACCTGCCCGGTACCCGTAATATCGCCCAGCTTCGCCACACTGCCGTCCGCGTTCACTCGCACCAGGCTGTTGCCCTGCACCCGGTAGCAGATGCCATCCCAGACGATGGCGCCGCGATCGACGCCGGGCCCTGTGCCGATCTGCTGGATGCCGTCCGCGGGTCGCAGGTAGCCGGCGCTGATGCCCTGCTGCTTGGGTACCGGGATGAGGTTGCGCGGGTACGAGGTCCGGAAGTCCGGCCCCTCGTCGGTGTAGATGCCGTTCAGGATGGGGATCTGCATCGTTGGCTCCTACATTCCGCGCCACGGCTTGTTGCCGGCGCCAATGCGGGCCGTGCAGGGCAGCTCGCCCGGGGCCGGCGCGACGGCAGTACCGAGCAGGCGGTTGTAGCCGCTGGTGGCGGTGGCGATGGTCTGCGCGGTCAGATTCTTGCCGTGGCCTGCTGCGAGCCGTACCGCGAGGTTCCTCCAGACCGTGGCGCCGGCACTGTACGGCAGGCCCGCGTCGTCACCGATGTTCGAATCTTCAGGCGTGGACGGCAGCAGGTAGCCGACGTCGATCCGGAGCTCGAGCCATTCGGCCATCATCGTGTCGAGGATACGCAGGGCGTTCTCCAGCACCTCAGCGTCGAGGTCGAACACGAAGCCCGCCAGCGCCAATTCGCCGTAGGCCTGCTCGATAAGCTGCTGCTTCGTCCAGGCCATCGCTTACTCCTGCTTGCCGCCGCCGGCCAGCGCCGCGTCGATCATCTCGGCGAGCTTGGCGTTGCTGATGTTGCCCGGGTAGGTCAGCTTCAGCTCGTCGGCCTTCTGTTTCAGTTCGTCGCGAGTCGGCGGGGCGTTGTCGTCCGGCTTGCCTCCGCCAGCGTCACCACCCGTGCCAGTCGAGGCCTTCGGCTTAGCCGCATCCAGCGCCTCGGCCGTGGTCTTCGACCAGCCGCCGGCCAGCGCCGCGTCGAGCTGCGCGGCGTCGTGCACGATGTGCGTGCTGAACTTGCCGCCGTGGATTTCCTCGGTGCCGCCGGCCTTGTAGACCATGCGGGGGAAGTCGTTGTTGTTTTGCATCTGGAGCACCTTTCAAAAAAATGGCCCGCACGTGGCGGGCCGGGAAGACCCGGGCACAGCCCGAGTGGGAGGAGACACCTGGGAATCAGGTCTGGTCGAACAGCTCGATGCCGGTCATTTCCGGCTGCAGGTTCACCAGACCGTAGAACACGTCCCAGCGGTAGAAGGTGTCCAAGGTGCCGATCTGGCCTTGGCGCGCCATCGTGACCGTGATGCCGTTGTCCGTGGTGGCCGACATGATCGACAGGCCGGAGTCCTCCTTCGGCTGGTACTTACCCGGCAGGATCTCGAAGGCATCGCCGTGCCAGAACGGCGCGACAACGCTCGAAACCGTGTTCAGGAAGGTAACTGCAGCGCCGTTGGCCGGGGTTGCGGTGACGTTCTGGTACTGCTTCTCCGGATCGGTGCCGCCCTGGCCCGAGATGATCGGCGGGGTGATCACGTAGGTGCCGGTGCCGCCGGCCGCGCCGGTCGCCTGCGACACGATGCGGAAGGTCTTCAGGTTGCCAGTGTCCTGCTTGGTGATGTGGTGGACCTCGTCCACGCCCGCGATGTTGAACGCGTCGCCGGCCTTGATAGAACCCGAAGTCACGGTCAGCGAGACGGTTTGGAAACGGTTGTCGACGTTCGATTGCTCGCCGGTCGCCGCGGTGCTGGTCGCCTTCGGCGTGTAGAACTGGTTGGCGCCGTTGAAGGTCACGCCGACGCCGGCCGCGGCGGTCAAGCGGTAGCCATAGTCCAGCTTGTAGGTGTCGAAGTTGGCGATCTGGCCGACGTATGCCTTTTCATAGGCGGTCTGCACCTTGCCCTGCACGTTCTGGCGCTGCGCCAGGTTGCCAGCCATCTTGTTGTAGTGGTTCGACGGCAGGCACATGCGACGGCTGTCCATGTTGATGCCCACACGGTTGAATGCGTCGTCGCACTGCGCAATGTCATCGAAGCCGGACGCCGCCACGGTGCGCTTGACGACCACGGAGCCGGTCAATGCGGCCATGTTCGAGCAGTCGAGGTTGATGTCCGATGCCAGGCGCTGCAACGCGGACTGGCCCAGGCGCTGTTCCTGCAGAGCGTCGCGCAGCTCCGTGGCCGAGAGGGTCAGCGGGACCGAGTGGGTGTAGCCGAGGGTGGCTGGCACCGACAGCTGGGTGTAGTTACGGCCGAAGTTCGCGGTCTGGTCGCGGCCGGTGAACGACTGCGCGATGTACGGCTGCGGACGCCAGAAGACGTTGCCGGTGCGCTCGGCCTCGGTGCCGTCGAATTCCTTTTTCTTGAACAGGCGCGAGACGACCAGCGCGTCCTGGAAGCCTTCCAGAACGGCGTCGAATGCGACCTTTTCCTCTTTGCTGAAGCTGTTGGCGCCGAGGATCAGGCCGTGCTTGACTTGGCTGTCGAAGATAGCATCGCGCAGCTTCAGGCCGGCGAGGTAGCCCACAGCCATCAGGCCGGCGGCGATGCGGGTGAGGGTCAGTTTTTTCATGAGCAGTGCTCCAGAATGGTTGAGAGAATCGCGGCGCTGCCGCTTGCTGCATCACTCATCCGTTTGGGGCCGGACGGAGGCCACTCGGGTACTGCATCTGCCCTTGGGCGGGCGAATCCGTGGTGGTG